GAACGAAGGATGACATCGGTAACGCCTTGCATAAAGCGTCCATCAACGTTACCGTTGTCACACCACGCGATTGATACTGTCTCTTGTTCCATTGTCCCCACTTTCTATTAAAGCCAGTTCTTAGAAGCCAAAGAACCCAATGTTGGGTTATTCTGGATTGGCCCTGGTGATGCCTTTGCCTTGTAGATTGCATTCTGGTAGCGTGTATCTCCGTACATACGACGAACACCCTCACGGAATGTTTGGTCATCTGCGCTGACATATCCACCAGCCTCAGCCTTCTTTGATGAACCAGCAATAGAAAGGGCTGTAGTCATGCCCATCTTCTTGATGGTATCAATAGTAGACTGTGGAACTTTAACCTGTGTATTCCAAGTTTTCTTGCTATACTTTTCAGCCATTTTACTTCCTCTTCACAACTCTTGTGACTGGGTTGTCACCTTCTGAATATGCATACGTTGGCTTAGGCTTTGTGATAACTTTACCAGTGATGGTAATTGTTCCCTTGCCATTGCCTGTTGTAGAGGCAACATTTCCAAAGTCTTTGGTAGTATTAGAATTGTCTGTAGCCTTTACGCGCACTTTTGGTGGGTATACTGGACCTTGCATTTTATTTACCTTTCTTCTTTACAACGCCAGAAATTTTCTTGAGGCGTGGGTTTGCTTTTACTGCTGCCTTGCTAGCCTTACGAGCACTTGATGCCAGGATTGCAGAGGCTCCGGCTTTTGAAATGCCTTGCTTCTTTGCGATACCAGCAGCAACTGCCTTGAATCCAGGATGCGCTTTCTTCACTTCTTATACCTACGCCCTTGGAATACAGCGCCAAATAGTTGGCCCTCTGCGCTTGTAAGTTTCTTATCTAGAGCATTCTGCTTTGCAGTAATAGCATCCTTTGCTGCGCCACTTGGATAACCTGATGGACCAGCAATATCAAAACCTGCTTTCCATACTTGTGCAGTTTCTTTAATCTCTTTACCAACGTTACCAATATATCCTGTAAAAGTATGTACTGCTCGGTTAATTGGATTAACTTCCTTATTGGTAATTCCTGGAGTTGTTCTTACCCCGGCCATTACTTCTTCTTACCCATCTTCTTAGCAGATGACTTAGGTGCTGACTTCTTGACAACATCCTTGATACCCTGCTTCTTTTCAAATGCAGCCATCTTCTTGCCTTCGCCCTTTTCGTGCGCCTTCATAGCACCCTTAGATGCGTACATTTCCATTTTACCTTTAGCCATGTTATACTCCTAGTTCTTTCATTACGCCTGCGACCTTTTTGTCGATTTGATGTGCTGGTGCCATAGTCTCTGAATTATAGGCTTTACCCATATTCTCAGAGGCTGCTCTTGCTGCCTCGATGTGTGCTCGAGTCGTTCCTCCGGGTTGGATACCTTCTGCTCTAGCAGACTTGTATTCATTTAACTCGGAAGTCCATTTCTTATCTGGAATGTCCCTAGTGGCATCTCCAGCATTCAGTTGTAGTGTCTTGGCTTTGCAACCAAAACACTCACACCAGAAGTCACCAACGATGTGGTCACTCTTGGCTTTCATCTCGCCAAATCCCGGCCACAATTTCTTACTTGTAGCAGTACATTTGGTACATCCATACAATGAAACATATTGAACCATATTGCCATTCTTGAGTTCATATTCCCACTCAAGAACTTTTCCTATATGGTCGCAAACTTCTTTTTTTGCCATAGTGTCCCCTATGCTAATGTAAAGTTGCTTTCCGTAACTCCAATATTTCCTGCGATTAGAGCAGCCTTTGTTGTATCACTTACTATGTGATTACTACCACCTAAGTAATATTCCTCAGCAGAGTTCACATCCGATTGAACAGAATAACGTTCTGTTACGTAAACGCCATTGCGCTTAGCAACACTTACGCCCCTCTTCAATCTATAGAATGTAAATAGACGAGCCGCGCCAGAGGGACCTTCTTCTACTGTTGGAGTAGTAAAGATATAGTTTGCCATTATGCTCCTTAAAGTGAATTTACCATAAGGCTGGATTTCTCCAGCCCTACAGTCAATCAACTTATGATGCGATTGATGAACCAGACTCAATACGGTAAAGGGCTTCTTCACGGTAACGTGCGAAACCAAGAACTCCGTACCAACCCATTGGGCGGTGACGCATCAAACGGTCAACGACCGGTCCGATAACGACGTGTGGTTCTTCGGCAACAGCCTGTGCCATTGCCTGCTGTCCTGCAATGATTGTACGATAGTTACGTGCTGATGACGCACCATCTGTAGCATTGTAAAGACGTGGTGACTCGACGAAGAACGCACCTTCATAGGTACCGATTTCGCCTGTCCAAATGCGGTCCTGTGAAGAACCGTACTGGTTAGGGAGCAACCAACCTGCAGAGCCTGTTTCAGCACGAAGGTCGTGTGAAACTTCTGGGTGGATACCAGCCCAGAACAATGAACCCTTGCGAGGAATTGCCTTACCTGCACGCAACTTAGCAACGGCCTTACGGACGTTAGCAGAAGTGATTGTAGCAGCAGCAGTAACTGTACCTGTTGATGTTGCAGTTGCACCAGCGTAGATTACGTTGGTACCAGCGCGAAGAGTTGTCATTGCGACGTTGTCGATAGAATCGGCAAGGTTGAACGCGATGATGTTAGCGATTGCTGGGTCAACATCTGCAAGTGAGAACAACTCAAGAGCGCGTGTTACGAGAACAGAGTTACCGTATTCAGCGAGTGTAATTGTTACTGTTGTTGGTGTTGAGAGTGCGAGTGAATCAACATCTGATGTTTCAGTAAGTGTTGATGTCTTTGGGTCGAGGTCAACGTAGCGTTGTAGAACAACGGTTGAACCTGGAATGCTCTGCTTTGCTGGTGTCTTATCTGCAACGTCGCGGATAAGAGGTTGAGCACGAAGGGCAAACTCTAGAAGACGGTCATACGCCTTCTGGACGAGACCTGCACCACCTGCGGTGCCTCCGAGAGAACTCGAAGATGTATCTGTATATGATACGGTCATTATGTCACCTCCAAGTGACTAGAAACTATGATTATGAATTATGAATCATTGCAATAATCTCTTCTGCGCTCTGCGCATCATTGATTCTTGCAAAGGCATCCATCGCCTGTGTAGGCGTTATTGCGTTTTGGGTTACAATGTCCTGCTGACGTAGTGCAGCACGGTCCATTTCTGTAGCCGGTGGCGCTTCCTCTTGCCTGCTGAAACCGACTAGGTCACCATCAGTATCGAGCCAGTTATTAACTGCCTCTGGACTGATATCATTGCCTAGGTCTTTTAGAATCAAGCGAGCGGCCTTTGGATTAACGCCCTTTTGTTCTAAGATTTCTTTGACGGTGCGCTCGTTCTGAACCTTTGAGAAAGTCTCAAGTTGTTCTGTGAGTTCCTTGATACGCTTTTCGTCTGAACGCTTTGCCTTACGTAACTTCTTTAACAAGTCGTTATCGTCGCCTAATGCGCTAGAGTAATCGGTATCTAGATTGTCGTCGTCTTCGTCATCCCAGTTGATGTTGCTCATAGCAACTATCCACCCTTCGTTAGTTTGAACGTAAGCCACAGGTTCCATTAGGGGAAATGGGTCTGGCTCTTACTACCGGTCTAATACTCTACTCAGTGCCGGTCGACCCGAGTAGGATTCTATTATACTATGCCTTGCGGTGATGTTCCGTAGGCTGTGCGTGTAACGCCATATGCGCTCTGTAGATTTCCTGCACTACCAGAGAAGTTCGCTTGTTCGGCGTTCAACTGCATCTGTTGGTTCTTATTGGCTTCTGCAACATTGCCAATTCCAAACTGCTGTGCAATTGCTTGATTCTGGCCATACTGACCATATCGAGAACCATAAATCTGATTGAGCATTCCCATGCCTTGGGTGTTGGTTGCGACAGCACCAAACTTAGATGCGGTGTTTTCAAATGTTCCACCACCTGCAACAATGTCTGCTGCTTGTGTACCTTGCAGAGTAACTCCCTGCATTCCTGCTTGAGTGAGAACACCAGTCTTTTCAATCTTCTTCTGGAGTTCTGCTGCACCCTCAGGGCCAGCCAAGATAGCCTTAGCCAATGAGACTCTATCAACAGATGGGTACTGTGCTGCAATAGCATCCTTGAATGCCTGCGAAGCATTGTCAATTCTTGAGAACGTATTGCTAATTTTATCAGTAACAGTCTTTACTGAGTTACCAGCACCAAGAACATCATTGATGTACTCCTGAGTTGCTAGGTCACCAAGACCTACGCTACGAAGTGTATCGGCAATATCATTCTCAGACTGTACATATTCTGCAACAGTTGGTACAATGACTTGCTGTCCCGCTTCATACTTTGACTGCAGGTCGAATAGACCCTTGAATCGACTTGTAAATTCAGGGATTGTCTTATCAACAAATGCTGCTCTTACGGCAAGGTTAATGGACTCTTCCATTGTAGAACCTGCCTTGTAGAAGCC